ACTGACTGGTATCTCAAGAATGCCAAGTCTAAGGGAACGAAGATTTCTAATGACGGTGTTCTTACTATCGGGCCCGACGAGCCTGAGGCGTTCCTTACCCTTGGTGTGAATGTTGATACTAAGGGCGAGGATGGCAATAAGCCGCTCAACAAGGAGATTAGCATTCAGGTTAAGAAGTAACACCTGAATCAATACAGAACCGGGGGGCCCATGGGCGCCCGGGTCTGCTATACTTGCGTTGAAGGAGGATGATATGTCTGAAATTTATGCTATGCCACCTGAGACTAGAGCGGGTCTTTCATTTGACTATTCTGTGTGGTCTGCTGGCTCGGTTATTACGATGGTTAATGTGCCTTTCGATAACACCTATCGGGACATTGTTGACTGGAAATCGTATGGCCACACACCTTACGCCTATGTCAAATCGTTTAACAACCTACATAAGGTTGAGATTAATCAGATGACTTATCTTGCTCAGGGTAAGCCGATTCGTATTCCTACGCCGTTCACTAAGGCGAATCAGTATAACTATGTGATGGTTGAGAATCCGGGACGTCCGGTTAATAACATTGGTTTTGAGGGTTACACGCCTAGCGTGTTTTTCTATTTTATTACCAGCATTGACTACATTGCCCCCAATACCACGCAGTTGACACTTCAACTTGATGTTTGGACCACCTATTATCAGCGTATCAACTTTGGCCGCAGTTACCTTGAGCGCGGGCATATGGGCATTGCGGCAACTGATTCTTTCGATAACTACGGAAAGAATTGGTTGACCCAACCTGAGGGATTGGATATGGGGTCTGAGCACCAAATTATCCGAACCTACCGGCGCATGCTTGCGGATATCACAAATAATGACTATAGCGTCATTGTTACGTCGACTGTCAACCTTGACGTTGAAAATGGATATGGTGATGCAAACAATCCCCGCGTTTCAATGGCCGACCCTAGCAACGCTGAGGGGTTGCCCAATGGAGTCGAGATATATGTTTGTACATACAAAGATTTCCGCCAAGGAATGTTGGGTTTAAAAAATTATCCCTGGATCGCGCAAGGGATTGGGTCAATCACGATTGTCCCCAAAGATATTGTTGACTTTGGTGGAACTAAAGTTGACGTTGGGAAAGACAGTGGCACAGGTAAGTGGACGTGGCTAACCAATCATAGTGTATATATTAACCGAAACTATTCACTTACTGATGCCAGTTTTAGGAACGAATTTCTTTCACTGCTTCCCAAGGAATATCAGGAACTTAAGAAATTTGTGACGTCACCATATTGCATTGTTGAGTTAACAACGTACTCTGGCAACCCTGTTGAATTTAGGCCTGAATCCATTCGTACGGCGGGAATTAATATTAATCAGTATGCACATGTTGCCCCGCCCAATCCTTCACTATTCTTGACCATTCGAGACTACAACACAATCACAGAATCCGTGATTGTTGAGCGCCGCGCAGGAAAGGTGACTAACGAGTACGGTGAGGGCTGGGATATGTGCACCGGATACACGTCTCTCCCCACATTCTCGGCCGTCAACAATTCCTCGCTGAACGCACTTGCTTCGTCGGCACACACGGCGGCGGCTCAGGTGAATAACGCGAAGTGGCAGCAGCAGCGTGCTCAGCGTGCTGCGACGGCGGCGCGTGATGTTGCTAATGCGGGTATTGCTGCGACTCAGGCTGGGGCTGAGAATTCTATGTGGGGTAATTCTGCTATGGCGGATTCTCAGTCGCGTTATAATAATATGAGGGCTACTGTTCAGGCTACTCAGGGAGCCATGACAGCGCTTGGCGGTGTTATGGGGTTGAATGGTTCGGCGGCCGGTGCTGGTATTGGTCAGGCGGCTACGGCCGGGGTGTCTGCGATGATTAATAATTCTCAGGCACAGTCGACGGCGAATATTCAGAATCAGTTGGCTAGTGGTGCTTCGCAGATTTCTCAGCAGCAGCAAAGGACTGTGCGGGATACTAACTATGAACTGGCGCAGTTTGCAGCTAATGGGGATTATGAGGCGGCCATCGCATCGATTAACGGCCAGCGTCAGGACATGCAGGTTATTCCGCCGTCTGTTGTCGGACAGACGTCAGGGTATGTGTCTGCCATGGTCTCGAATGGTCTGGTGATTGATGCTAGAATTAGAAGTGTTTCGCCGGCCGCTATGCGTAGTATTGGCGATTTCTGGCTTAGGTATGGGTATTTAATGAATACTTGGATTAGGTTCCCGAAGACACTTAGCCTTATGACCGAGTTTACATATTGGAAGATGGCCGAGTGCTATTTGGTTGACACAACTATCCCTGAGGGATTCAAGGCTAGTGTGCGAGGAATTTTCGAAAAGGGCGTTACCGTCTGGCGTTCCCCTCAGAGAATTGGTAACACCAACGTTCGCAACAATCGAATTGACAAGACAGTTAGGGTGACCCTTAGTGAGTAAAAAGGATTATGTGCTTAACGGTATCTACAAGAAAATCATGGCGTCTCCCCCGTCTTCGTCCGAAGCACGGCAGATGCAGTTGGAGCACATGTACCGGCGACAGTTAATGGGCAAGTGCCTTTCCCGGTTTACTTGGGAGGGACTGCCTAATGGGATTGACCCACGGTTTATTGAAGCAACTATCTTCAATAATGGATACTCAGTATTCTATTGGGACAGTTTCTTCGAATTGTTTATGGCAATGCCCGCAACAATCTCGGGACCGCTGGACATTCAGGATAATCCCACGGGATATCGCGTTACCCGTAATGGTGTTTATTCTCGTGAGGTGAGCGCTTCGGAGTCGGTGTGTATCTGGGGTAACCAGGTTCGGGAGCCTGAAATTGACGTTGTTCTCTCCTATGCTGCGCGGCTTGCTCAGATTGACAGGACAATCGAGATTGACTTGTTGAATGAGCGCAACCCGATGATCGTTGCGTGCTCGCAGGACCAGCGTCTCACTATCCAGAATCTTATTTCTAAGATTTATGATGGTGAGCCCGTTGTGTGGGGCACTGAGAATATGAGTATGGATAATCTCGCCAACACGATCGGCGTGTTTCCACTTAACCAGAATGCTGGTGCGGGTGCTGTTTCCTCGATCAAGCACATGGAGTCTAAGTCCAAGATTTGGGGAGAAGCACTCACAATGCTCGGCATTATGAATGTGAATTCTGAAAAGCGTGAGCGCATGGTGGTTGAAGAAGCGGCCGCTAATTCGGGGCAGGTTCTCGCATCTCGTGAGTCATTTATGAAGCCGCGCGAGTTGGCTTGCGAACAGATTAATGAGAAATTTGGTCTTAACGTGTCATGCTATTGGGCTGTAGACGACAATGCTGCACCGAACCTTAATGACTATCTTGCTAGTTCTAATTTGACAACCTATGGGGGTGACGATGGCGGTAACAACTATAATGCTTCGTGAAGTTGTGCGGATTACTGATGACCATATTGGCCTTGATGATTATCCGATCTTCGACGAAGCATACAGGAAAACACTGAATGATCGGATTAAGAAGACCTATTGGCTTCAGGAGATTGCACACGAGACAATTGATATCTTTATCTGGCGGTTAAGCCTTAAGATGGAACTGATTATGCCCCGGTATAATCGGATGTATCTGGCTGAACTGCAAAACACGGACCCGCTTGAAGGCAATCGCCACTACAGCGAGACCAGCCAGGACGGCAAGTCCCAGAACTCCGGGATCAACCACCAGACTGGCAGCGGTAGTGGCACCAACAAGTCCAAGGGGCGCACCGTGGGCTCGGACACCCCTCAGACACGCCTTGCGGGCGATGGGGACTATGCTACGAGTATCAGCGACGCGAGCACGTCAGGTGACACCACGTCTCGTAACGAGTCGGATAGCACGTCGTCTTCAAGTAGCAACTACGTCAATAATCAGCACTCGAATTCGTGGGGGTATTCAGGCTCTAAGGCTCGTGCAATTGCAGATTATCGGGGAACACTACTTAACGTTGACGATTTAGTGATCGCAGAACTGAGTGATCTTTTCATGGGATTGTGGGACACGGACATGCCTCACACCCCCGGAGGACTAATTAATGGATACTCTCTCGGACTAGGGCTTGGAGGATATTATGGCTACTGGTGACGACATTATCGGCTCTATTGACCAGGCGCTTTGGCGTGTTCAGTCGCGGTCGGTTAACAACATTACACCGTTTACTTATCGTGACGGGCTTACATATATTGACGTGCTTGAGCGAATTCGCTCTAGCGTCATTGACGTCATTACGTTCACGAATTCCTTTGGCGAGGAACAGGACAAGATTATCGCCAAACTGAATGAGACGGTCACCAATTTCATTACTGAGGTTGAGAAGACTCATTCAGGCTGGAACAAGGAACTGGATGCAAAGAAAACTGCGCTCGAGTCTCTGATTGAGGACTTCAAGCGGCGCCTTATTGACGCCGAATTCCGCGAAGTTGACGGCAATTACATTGAAGCACCACTTAAGTCGCCTGCCGGTAAGCGGGTTACGCTTACAACTAAGGCGTGGGGAGACGCGCTAAAGGCCCAGAACACTCAGTTTCAGACAGAGATTCAGGGTAAATTGGACCAACAGCGCAGGGACTTCGACAATCGTTTCCCGGCCTACTACACGAAGACCGAGGCTAACGATATCTTCCTCGAGGACCCGAAACTCACGGAGGGCGTTGTCATTGGTTCGTCGAATGCCACAATTGAAGCGAGCCGTTGGACTGAGACGCTTTGTCGTGAACTGGGGCTGAATCCGAATGTGTATGCGATTGGTGGCGGCGGGTTTACTTCGACGTCTGACAATAATTTCCTGACACAGTTGGATAATGCCAAGCAAGGAATGTCTGAGGAAAAGCGTCGCAAGACTAAATACCTTTTCGTGATTGATCTACTGAATGATATTCGGGCACAGAATTCCGTGAGCGATAAGGCGTCAACATTTTTCAGGCTTGCGCGCCAGTACTTCCCTAACGCGGACATTCGAGTTCTCCCCGTAATTTTTAATGAATCCAGTCTTAACGAATATGTTCAGATGGCACGATCTTGTGTGTCTCGTACTTTCGAGGTTGTTAACGCTGGCAAGCCTTATGGTGCTGTTGTCTGCGAGGGTTCTCGTGGATGGGTGCACTGGGGAGACGAGCAAGCCAAGTCCTGGGACCAGGGGCCCGATAATGTGCACATGACTGCCTCGGGGTACACGCACGTCAAGGAGCTTTTTCAGGTGTGGCTCAAGGGTGGGTCGTCGTGGTTCAACCCTCCGGCGATGGCTCTGCACACGCTGTCTGACGGTACTGTGGCAAAGGACTACAACTACCTCACGTGCGAGCGCGATAGGGATTGGGTTTACATTCAGGGAACATTCAAGATTGGAACAAATAATGTGGGATACGATGGTCGACTAATGAGTATTCCTGGGTGGGCGCGCCCGTACGATGGCGTCATGTCACCCATTATTGGAAACGACAGAACGTATAAATACCTATATGTTGCCAAGACAGGAGGAATTTACGCAGGAGATATTCTCTCAGCAAATCAGACCTACCAGGTAAACATGACCTACAAAATCTGGTGAGTAGACAGGAGTGGCCTGCCCCGATAGAATTGGGGCAGGCTATTTCTGTTGGAGGAACTATGGCATGGGACGCAACAGCCAAAAAAGTTGCGATTAAGGCTATTGGTCAGGTTGAGTCGTCTATGGACTATTCGGCAATCAACTACAATGACCCAATTACCGTCGGAATTGCGCAATGGTATGGCACTCGCGCTGCGGCAATTCTGAATCGAATGCGCGGCGCTCACGCGGCCGAGTATGGACGAGTGGACGCCGGGTTTAGGTCTCGGCTCGAGTCCGTGCCTGAGTCTGACTCCTCGTGGAACACCTATTACCTGTCTCGCCCTGTAGGCGATAGTCTCAAGCCGTTGCTTAATGCGAGCAAGGATATTCAGGGTGACCAGATCGTTAAGGACCTTGAAAACTATTTCAGTGTTGCTAAACAGTATGGGATTAACCCCGACACAGATACGGACGCATTTATTCTCTGGTGCGTCGCCTATCACCAAGGTCCACGTTACGCTTTTCAGGTCGCAAACCACTACAGTGGCGGAGGCCTTAATGAGATGTATTCTGACATCATGGCTAACGGTGTTCTTGGTCGTTACTCCAATCGCTATACTCAGGCTAAGAACATTATTGCCGGAAAGGACACTAGCGGTGTAGGTGAGGGCGGTATTAGTGCAAACACTCCGGGTAATGGCGGGAGTATTGGGCAGAATTCTCAGACTGTTAATGTGTCTGGGGGCAAACTGATTATTAGTGCCGACGACAGTGGTATTCTCACGCTCCGCTCAAAGTTCGGCAACTATCAGATGTATTCTCGAGGCCACAATCTATGGGAAGTAAATCTCAAAGACATTCAGCAAACAATCGTCGGCCAAAACCCCGCC